CAACGACTACGTCAGCCTCGGCACATCGTGGATACCGCTAAACACCTCATCGCCGTTCACATATTCTGCATGGGTTAAAATCACGTCATTTGATACGACGCGATATTGTAATGTAGGGGCATTTCGCACTAATTTAGGGACGTTTGGTTTTTACATATCTAATGCTGCTGCGTATCTTGGTTTATTGATGGATTCAAACAACATCGCTTGGGGTCGATGGAGAAACAGTGTTGCGGCAAGCGTGTTTTTAAACTCATGGCGGCATTGCGTTTGGGTTTACAATGGAAGGGGGGCCACAACTTCAACGAATTTTTTTACGTACGTTGACGGGACTGGTTACTCTGTAAGTCAGTCAGGTGATGCAGGCAGTAAATTTAATGAAAACGCCATAGGTTTCGACGGTGGATCTTTAGGGCTTACTTATATGTCTGGCCGCATTGCGGAGTCAATTCTTTTCGATCGCGCTATCTCTGGTGACGAGGCTAGGCAGCTTTACCAAATCGGCCGCGGCGGAATGTTGACGCCACGGCGACGACGGCGAGCGTATTTTGCAGGCGTTAGTGGGCTTCGGCGGCGACTACTTTTGACGGGGCAAGTCTGATGCAATTTTTGAAACAATCGACAGCCGCTACAGTCGAAGTCGGGCCAGTGCTTGACGCAAACGGCGACCCGTATATCGGAGCCGTGATCGGCGATTTCAACGTTACCAAGAACGGAACGACCGCGGCATTGGCAGCAGCGGCAACGGCAACGCATAGCCACAACGGCACTTATCTTGTTGCGTTGACAACCGGCAACACCGACACGTTAGGGCGGTTGTCGATCAGCATGAATAAAGCGACTTACGGCATGACGATTTTTCGTTATGAAGTTTTGGCGGCTAATCAATTCGATGCGATTGTGACGAATGGCAATCTTACGCTAGCGACAATTGCCGATGCGGTCTGGGATGAGGATAACCGCGATCACTTGTCTCCTCATTCGACCGGCAAAAATCTGGACACGCTTCGAAAGAGCAATCTCATAGTCGAAGGCACGATCCTATCTAGCCCAACACCAACGACGACCGTATTTAGAATCAGTGGAGCAAACTACCCAACGGGAGCGCTAGAGCATTCGGTGCTGTGGATGAGCACGGGCACTTCGGCAGAGCAGAACAGCCCGATTCTAACGACGGTCAACAATGGCGACGGAACGCTGACAATCACGCTGGAAGAGGCTTTGGTAACCGCACCGATAGCGGGTGACGTAGTGCTGATTGATCCCACGAGCCATGTTCATGCGATCGTCGATATTGTGTCGGGCGTTTGGTCTGCGTTGACAAGCGGGCTAAGTGTGGTCGGGTCGACTGGCAGGGCGTTGGCTAGGTTGATCGGGTTGGTGGTCGATGACGGCGGCGATGAGTTTACAGCGAAGTCATTAAGCAATGCACCGGCAGGTGGAGTGCAAGTGCTACCAGCAATCGGCGTAGCGGCTGGCCGTGGTGATCGGACAACGCTAGTAGCTTATGTCGCGGAAACGATTACGACATCGATCACTGTTTATCAAGCGGACGGAACCACGGCTTACAATTTGAGCGGAAAGACGTTGGCCGTGATATTTGAAAATCCGAAAACCGGTGACGATGTGGCAGTTGTGGCAAGCGGGTCAATCACGATTAGTGGCACGGACAGCAATGTAGTAACGTTTGCTTACCCATCGGCAGCGACATCGGCACAACGGGAATTGACGTGGACGATGAGGGATGCGTCTGCACCGAAGACGGTTTACTTACGTGGCGTGCTTGAGGTCAGAGCAGCGGCAACGGTGGACTAATGCGGCAAGCGTGTTACCAGTGTGGTGGCTATTACGAGGGCAGGTGGTGTCATTGCAAGGCAAAGAAAAAGAACAGAGTCGGGACGCATGATAGAGGCTACGGCGATGATTGGCGAAGATTGTCGGAGAGATTCCGCAAGTGCAATCCGTTGTGCCAACCATGCTACGATCAGGGACGAATTACGGCGGCTAGAGAATGTCACCACATCGAAGCCATTGTGGACAGGCCGGATCTACGATTGGACGAGTCAAATCTAGTGGCAGTGTGCAGGCAATGCCATCAGATGATTGAAGCTCAAGAATTGTGCAAAAAGGACGGGCAATGGTTGCTAAAATCTTAGGCTGCTTAAAAATTGTGCAACAAGGGCTGCCAAAATGGCGGGGGTGCCTAAAAAATAGGCAAAATAGCCCACGATTGCCGTGTGATCCTTCGCTTTTACCTCCACAAAACGAGAGCCGCCCTGTTTTGGCCGATTTTAGCCCGCCCAAAGGCCCGCAAATGACCCCAAAAGCGTCCGAAGCAGAGATCCGGCAGATTATAGAACGCGAAATGATTCGCTCCTTGTACGCCAAACAAAGGCCCGCAAATGGCACGACCTAGAAAGCCGCCAGAAGAACTAGAGCGAAGCGGAGCCTACGACAAAAACCCTCAGCGCCGCATCACCGACGCTGCCAAGCCGCTGGCCGGCTGCCCCGTCAAGCCGCACGAGGTAGCCGACGATCCCGCAGCGGACAGGGCTTGGGACGAAGTTGCCGAGATCCTAAGCGGCATGGGCACGCTATCGCCAAGCTACCAAAAGCAGATGACGCAATACGCGAAGGCATGTGCCCGTGCTGATCAGTGCTGGCGGATTGTTAACGAAGAAGGGTTAATCATCCAGAACGAAAAGGGCGTCCCATCGGTCCACCCTGCCCAAAAAGAATGGGACGCACTAACGGACAAGATTCTGAAAATCTGCATTGAGTTTGGTTTAACGCCGGCCGCTCGGTCGCGGGTCAGAACAGGAAAAACCGAAGAGGACGCGGATCCAGTGCTCGAAATGCTCAAGAGGATGCAAACGAAAAAGGTTGTCGCAGCAAACGGTTGACATCCGCCGCGACGTTACGGCTTATGCCGAAGGCGTTGTTAGTGGCAAGATAACCGCCGGCAAGTGGGTTCGCCTAGCTTGTGAGCGATTCCTGCGCGACCTAGAGGATCCCGGTGATTATTATTTCGATTGGGATTTGGCAGAAAATGCTTGTCTGATTTTTCCGCTAATCTTCCGCCACTACAAAGGCGAATGGGCAGGGCAACCGATTGAGCTTTGCGATTTCCAAAAGTTTGTCACTGCCAACATAATTGGCTGGAAACATAAGCAAACCGACTTCCGCCGATTCCGTCGTGCTTTCGTTTCGGTCGCCAGAAAAAACGGCAAAACAACGTGGGCGGCCGGCCTTGCTATCCTGTTCGCATTCTTTGACGGCGAGGCCGCTGCCGAAGTATACATCGGAGCGACCAAGCGAGAGCAAGCTGCGATCCTATTCACTGACGCGAAACAGATGATTGCGGCATCGCAGACATTAAGCAAGCACGCCGACAGCCGCGTTAGTGTTATTCAATTCCCCGCGACCCATAGCCTTATCAGGCCGCTCGGAAGCGATAAGCCTTATGACGGGCTGAACCCCCACGCAATCTTTCTTGATGAGCTACATGCTTGGGTAGAGCGTCACCGAAAATTCTATGACACGATGCGAACCGGATCCGGTGCAAGGCGACAGCCGCTACTCTGCACAATCACCACCGCTGGCGATGACAAATCAGAGCTATGGAAAGACGAAGTCGGGTATTGCAAATTGATCCTCGAACAACAGGCAGCGGATCCGCAGCTATTCGCCTACGTCGCCGAACTTGATGACGACGACGACCCATTTGACGAATCAACGTGGGCCAAAGCAAATCCCGGCTTGGGGCACTCGGTGAAGCTCGATTATCTACGGGAGCAGGCCGCGGAAGCAAAGGCCAAGCAAACGGCCAAAAATCGTTTCTTACGCTACCATTGCAACCGCATGACGTCGTCCACAGAGCACGCAATTGACGTGCGGCGATGGGATGAACTTGGCACCGGATTAACCGAGTGGGAAGACGCTGACGCAATCGCAGCGGGGTTTGACCTAGGCGGCCGCGACGACTTGGCATCCTGGGCGGTGGTTGCACGATTCAGGGTTGGCGAGGATGAAGACGAAAGGCCAATCTATCGCTATGAGTGCAAACAGCGATCGTATATGTTTGCAGACACCCGCCGCGACTTGTCGCTACAGCCTTTCGCGTCGTTTATTTCGCAGGGACTAATCGACGTTGGCAAGTATGCTCTTGATTCACTCCGGGATGACTTGATCAAAGAATGCGAAGACTGGAGCATATCCGAAATTGCATTCGACCCCTATCAAGCTAACGTAATTGCTGGGCATCTTGAGCAGGAAGGGTTGAAGCCTATCCGGATGCCGCAGAATTACCTCCATTTCAATGAGCCTATCCGAGCATTCTTGCAAGCCATTACCGAAGGACGATTTTCGCACAGCGGATCGGATTCCTTGCTAAGATATTGCGTACAAAATGCGGTAATCGTCAGGGATCGGGCGGATAGGTGGATGTTCGATAAATCAAATAGCCGCGACAAGATTGACCCGGTGGTTGCGGTGGTGATGGCCTTTCGTGCTTGCATGAGCACACGGGCACGGGCACACGGTTCGATGTTTATTAGCTAAAGGAATAACTATGGCAGGACTGCTTAACATCGGCCGCATCTTCAATGGGTGGTTCGATGCACTTGTAAACGATGAGAATAAGAAAATAGTCTCGCCGGTCAAGGCGATGTCTTACGCGCCAGTATGGTACGCGGTGAATAAGATTAGCGGGCACATGGGACAACTGCCGCTGGTACTCCATCGCGGATTAGAACGTGGGGCCGAACGTGCGACCGACGACTACCGCTACATGCTTTGCAAAAAGCGTCCAAACTACTATCAGACGCCAATGCAATTTAAGCAAAGCTTGCAGGCGAATTGCTTAATGTACGGCAATGGCTTTGCGTGGATCAGGCGTGCCGGCACTACCGCGAACTCTCGCATTCTTGACTTGCTACCGCTCGACTCTGCAAAGATGGCGATCGTCATGTGGCAGGGCGAAAAGTGGTATCTCTACGATAGCCACAAAGACGAGCCGATTCGCAAGTATCGAGACATCGACATGGCCGGCGATCCCGACATCCCCGGCAGCGGCGGCTTGATGGTTATCGCGGACAATGAAATGTGTCACTTTCCTGGGCTTGGCTTTGACGGGTTTGCAGGGTTCAGTCTATGGAAGATTGCTAACGACAATTGGGCGATCGGTATCGCGGCCGATAAGCTCATGAAAAGCGGATTTGATAAAGGCTTTCGCTCGTCGATGCTGCTTGAGGCACCCGCCAACATGTTCCGCGACGAAAAGCAGGCGCGTGAGTTTCTCGAAGGGTTTCGCAAGCAGCATGGCGGGCCGGATCAGAACGGCAACATCGGGCTATTACGCGAAGGCATTAAAGCTAACGTCGTGTCGATGAATAGCCGAGACGCCGAAATTAACGACAGCCGGCAATTTAGCCGCGAAGATGTGGCGTTGTGGTTTTCAATCGAAACGATCCTTGGCGACGACTCGACATCGTACAACGGCATTGAACAACGGACGTTGGCTTATCTTTCGAACTGCTTGGCCAAGTGGCTCAAGACGTGGGAAGAAGAATTAGACCGCAAGCTATTGACCGAACGCGAACAAGCAGCGGACGTCCTCTATTTCAAATTTCACGATCGGGCACTATTGCGTACCGATTATTCGACGACGATCAACAGTTTGTCGACGGGGATCAACGCCCGTATCTATTCACCGAATGAGGCACGCGAACTGCTTGACCTGAACCCATACGAGGGCGGCGACGTCTACGCTAATCCGGCTATCACTCCGGGCGCCGGCGATGAGATGGGCGAAGACGACGACCCCGAAGACGACCTAGACGAAAGCGACACCGGGGCGCGAGCGATGCGGGTAGTTATTTCGCGGGTGCAATCGGTAGAAAAGAATCGAGTCATCAAAGGATGCAAATCGAAAAACTTTGTCGATTGGGTCGATGGCTTCTATGCTCGATTTACCTCGACAATTTCGGACGCTATTCGGCCGCTGCTAGACGATCGAAGCGAGATCGCAGCGGAGACGATTGCAACCGAGTACACTGAGGCCAGTAAAGCGGCACTGCTTGACGCTGCCGGTAATGCCAAAGACGAAACCGAACTCGTTGCCATCGTTGGCGAAACGGTCGCGGGCTGGGATTCCCGTGTTGATCAAATCCTGAGCGCTATTTTGGAGCAGAATAGCAAATGACAGAAGAAAATAGAAAAGTGATATTCCAAAAAGGGGAGTTTCACGATTTTGAACATACGGTAGTTTCGTTTTACGACGATGCACCGATCGACGAATTTATCACGCTTCCGGCGTGCTGGATTGATGGTGATAAAATTGAATACTGGGCGGAAACTTACCGCTGGATGGGGACTCAAGACGATCAGGGTCGGTTTATTTATCGGCACGCGTCTTCCAAGTTTGTCAGATCGCAAAAAAGAGGCTGGCAAACTAGCTCAATGACTATGCCTCAAGTACCTCCTAAGCTTGAATTTGACAGCATAGAGTGGAAAGAGGTGGCAGAATGATTCTAAAATCTATTTTTCGCGGTGGACCAGCGGACGGACTAGAGGAAGGATACAGCGAGGCGCATTCACCAGACAGAATCAACATCCCAAGGGTCGATTACGTCGGAAGCCTCTGCTATTACTTTTCTGAGACATACGCAATTAACAGGCAGTGGGACGGACTGCCAGAAAAAGACAGTAGTGGTAGAGTGATTTACTTTCACAGCGGAAGCTTGTATACGCACTGCAAGCAGCGTGGATACTGGACTGATATTGTCGAAAGCGAAGGCGAGGTGGCACAATGACCGACACACAATCGCCAATGGTGGCAACCGAACTACGCTTCGCATGGCTTAACGACCGTGCAGACGGCTGGCAATTCGGCGAAACGGGCATCCTTGAGGCACTTTCGGAGCGTTTTGACCCTGGTTTAACGGTTGAAATTGGGGCTGGCGACGGTCAATCGTTACCGCTTACGCTTGGCTTTTTGCTCGAAAAAGGCGTCAAAACAGTGCTTTTTGAGGCCGACGAACTACGCCAAAACGCGCTTAAAATGACACGAAAAACCGCTGTTATTCACGGTTTCTTCGATGCTAGGATGCTAGATGGCCTGGAACTGTCTCAAAGTTTCGTTGTGGTTGACGTCGACGGGCAAGATTGGCCGATTGCTGAGGAAGTGCTGAGATGCGGCAAGCCGCAAGTAATGATGATCGAACACTATGACGAATTCGGGCCGCGGTACGGCAGGTGTGAGCCGGAAGGGCTACCTCCGCGGTGGTGTCTTGGTCTGCTTGTTGACGGATTCCCAATCCAGGCACCCGCAAAAGAAATTGAAAAACGAATCCGATGGTACGGCTACACGCTCATCGCAAAAAGCCGCGTGAACTCTCTTTTTGTCCGCAACGATCTATTGCCAACCCTGGAGGGCTGCTGATGTTTTCTTACAACACGTCAACGAAAGAAATTTTTTTGTACGATTACATCGGCCCTGAATGGTTCGGGATGATCGACGCGGGGGCTGTGCAAGAAGCGTTAAACGCGATTCCCGGCAGGGCTACCGTTCGCATCAACAGCGGG